TTTAGAATACCACTGAATGTTCCTGTAGTTGCAGCAAGAGTAGTAGTTGTTGCAGCTGCAGCTGTACCAGATCCTAATATACCATCTAATGTACCAGTAAATCCAGTAGCTGTTATTTGGTCAGTTGCAGTAATACTATCAACGTAAACATCTTTGAAACGTAAGCTGTTAGTACCTAAGTCTACATCTGAGTCAGTCACAGGAGCAATACTACCATCGTTAAATGTAACTTGGTTAGTACCTGCATTAGCAACAGTGATTACATTAGAACCAGAGAATGTAATACTTGTATCAGTGTCTGCGTCACCAGATATAGAGTCAAGTTGAACTGCACCTACATTTGAAAGTGCCGCATCACCAAAGTCTACAGCACCTGCAACTGTTAGTGTTCCAGACACATCTACATTACCATTTATGTCTACAGTAGTTGCAGCTATCTGTATTTCTGTATCAGCTACGAGATCTAGTTGTCCATCAGCAGATGAGTTAATGTATATGGCTGTATCACGAAATTGTATCTTTTCAGTAGAAGCAATAAGTATGTCGTCAGAAAACTCAAAGTAGTCTTCGTCTTCCATCCACTTAAATACACCGTCATTAGTCTCACCATCAAAGGTAATAGTAATGTCTGTACCTGCAGTAGCTGCCCCAAAGGTAAGTGTGTTACCTAATAGTTTAGTTACTGGTCCACCTTCAGCAGTTGTACCATCGTGAGTGTGTCCTGAACTAGCCGCAAATGCAGCTAGGAGCTGGTCAAATTCATCGTTAGTATCATCTGCACTGATAGTATCCCCATCTGCGTATGTCGATTGTCTTGTATAGGTTGCACCCATTATCTTCTAGCCCCTAATTGAAACTCCATTTGAAATCCTTTTAATGAATAAGGCCCTGTTGAGGTAGCCCCATCTTCTACTCTTAATGCTACAGCAAAGCCTGAACCCTCTACTGATTTTCTAACGATAGGCTGTGATGGACCACCATAGGACGCTGTACCATAAGTAGAAGCTGTTGCTCCATACACTCCACCTACATTTAAACTGTCTAACGCATACGCTGCAGGTCGTGTGGAGTTTGCATCTTCGTAATCATACCTAACAAACATATCTGCGTCAATAGTTGATTCAGGTGCGTAGTTAATATTTACCCTCTGCATATGTTTTCTTATACCCGGATCTCCAAAGGTAAGATCTGGGCTACGATACTTTGCTTGAATTAGTGTACCATTAAATGTATCACCTTGGTCTTGCCTATATATAAATCCATCAAAACCACCATGTATAGGTATAACATTACCTGATTCTACAACACTGTCAGTACAGGCAGGTCTAATACCTTTCATTTTTGAAAATTCAAATGTCTGTCCTTTAAGAACGCAGATAACGCCAGTAGTAGCTTTTTGTGCGCCACCTGCTTTAGAGAAGAAAATTCTGTACTGTGTTTTATCTGGTATAACTAAAGAAGTAAAACTTCCTGAGTCATTAAGGTTTTCTCTAAACAACGATTGTACGTTAGAACTTATTGTACCTAACTCAACGTCACCAATTCTTGCAGTACCAGCAATAGTACGTAATCCGTCAGGACCTAAGAAAATTAAGTCACCAGCAAATTCTTGTATTGTATCTCCGTTAACACAACCAATGTTACGTGTAACAGGAGATACAGCAAAGTTTGTACTAGATGTTCCTGACAGTTTAAATATCCTATTTTCACAAAAGATAAATAAGTCTTCACGGAAAACTTTAAGTCCTACAATCGTGTCGTCAACTTTAATGCTACCTGCACCTTGACCACTCACAAAAGCATCTTCGTCAAAAGGCTCACTAAAAACTATTTCTTGTGGAGTACTAGACATGCCTGAATAAAACATATGGTTTTTAAAAGCAGCTACGTGTTTAGCCCCTGTGACAGAAGATTCAGATACATCAGTTGCCGCCATCGAAGTATTAAATATAGTAGGAACATTGTCTTGATCAACTACAATAAACTTATCACTGCCATCAAAGTTAAACCGTTCAAACTTGTACTTAGCGGCTGCAGATCTTCCTGTATCTCGTTCTGTCCAACTCTCAGATACAACAACATTAGCTGCGTGGGCTGCGGCTGTAGTGCTACTTGCTGCCCTAGTTACCCCAGTAAAAGTTGTAGCTGTTATTCCTGCATATGTAAATATCTCTGAGTCTATATACAAAGTACCACTAGAACTAAAAGATGTGGTACTTTTTGCATTTATAGTTCCTGACCCTGACATAGTTTCACTAGAAGTTATTTTTTGTGACAACGTAGTACTAGCAGAACTAAATATCTTTTCCCCTCTAGCAGCAACTACGTAGTCGTGAAATAATGCTGACATTAATATAGGTTCACTACTAAGTGCTGTTACAGGAACTTCTTGTATAACGTAAGGTTTAAAACCATTAATTCGTCTGTATCCACCCTCAACATCAGGCTCAAAGTTAGTTAACTCTAGTGCCTGTCCCGGTTGCATAATAAAAGTAGATTGGTTAAGAACTAATCCACCTTCACAATTAAAAGAGAATGGTTGTACTTGAGACTGGTCAGGCATTAATTTACTCTTAATACAGTTTTAGAATTTCCAACATAACCTGTTGAAGGTATATACGTAGATCTTATGTACTCAAATCTATTAACTAATAGACTTTGCATATTTTTTATGCCTTGTTCAAATCTTTCAAAGTTTATACCGTACTGTTGTAACTCACCTCTATATTGATATATAAATGCAGTTGCACCATCTACTATAACTGCAGCAAATCTGTCAGGTATAGTTGTTGTATCCCCATGTGCAGTCATATCTGTTGGAAAAGTATAGTAGTCAAACTTAATAGAATAAGATTTATCAGGATAAGGATACAATAAATAATTATTATCTGGTGTACGTACTATGTGAGTCGGTACACTACCTTTATCAAATTGTGCAACTGTAACTCCACTAGCTATTGACGCTGCTGTTGTACTATTTGCTCCTCTAGTACATCCTGTAAATGTAGTACTAGAACCAATAGCAGTGTATGAAATCTGCTCGTTACCTATAAACAATGTACCTGCACTGTCAAAGTCTGTTGTGCTTGCAACAGTTATAGTTGTTACACTATCAGTATGTGTAGTACTTGTAGTTGTAGTATTTATTTCGTCTTCTTGTTCTACTGCTCTACTTATGTAATCATTATAATTTAAGATAGAAAGTTGGCCTCCACTAACTGCCAAGTCACTATCTTTTACTATTCTAAATGTATTGTAATCTACAACTTTAGTTGTTGCAGGTAATGAATAACGTACAACACCTGCAGTTAAAGTTTGACTAGCAGTTGCATGATTAAAAGGGTAGTTGTGTTCTCTTTGATTTATGTATCTTACAGCTTCATTAATAGCAGTTTTAGCTTGTGTTTGTATACCTCTAGACGAAGTAAAAGTTGAACTAGTTAACTCAACTTCATTTAGCCTTGCAAGAACTTTATTAGTTAAAGTTAGATACGATTCTGCCATTTAAATTTCTTTCACTATATTATAAAGTTAGAGAGGCCAGATTACCCAGCCTCCCTATTTATTATATTATGCTAATGTGTCTCTATCGACTTCATTAGCTGATGAGCTTCCTTGTTCGGAAACGTCCATCAATAGAGCGTAAACTCTAAGTTTACCTGCTGAGAAGGTAGCACCGTCACCTGCAAAAGTCAGGTCTAGTGTGTCTGCTGAAGACAGAACAACTTCTGCTGAAGGTGTAACGCTTGGAGCATATGCCAAGTCTGACGCACCATCAATATCAAATGCTGTAACATATTCGTCAGCGTCTGCTGCACCCAATGTTATAGTAGCATTTGTACCTGTGTCCATTGTTGCAGATTCTACAACTTGAACACCAGCATGAAGGATATGAGTATTCGCTGGTAGTGTAATACATTGTACTACGTCACCAGAAGAACAATCAATAGCCTGTGCAGTCAGGTCAATACTTAACTCAACTTGATAAGGCATACGGCCTCTGTTAGAGTTACCTGTAGCAGGAAGTAAAAGTGATGTTATAGTAGCCATTTTTTAATCTCCCCTTATGCTGCGTTATATTTGGCAGTAACGATAGCTTCAGGACGAAGTATCTTTCTACCATATAAGTGCATACCACGAACAATGTCAGCAAAGCTGTCAGGGTCACGATATGATTCGGTTTTATTGATCTGCTCTGCAGTAGCAACAGCAGAATCATGTCCAGCTACAATTACACCGTAGTTAGCAATTTGGTTCGCTGTACCTGAAGTACCCGGACCTGTACCAACTGCTGGTAGATTACTAGAACTGTATACTCTGAAACCACCTAAGTTGTTAACAACTAAG